TCTAATGTTGTCTGTCTAACAATAGATCCAGTAGCAACATTTCTAACTACAACTTCTATAGGAATAATATCAACCTTCTTACAAGACATTGCCTTATGAGTTGGCATACTAAGATAATGAGTGCTTATTCCATAAGTTTCTAATTTCTCAAAAAGAATCCTAGAAATTTCACAACAAACTTTACCTTTATCTTCTATCCATAATTCTTTCTTACCATTACCAGCAGTAACTCTATCTTCATATTGTATGATAACTTTATCAGGTTCATCAGTAGTGAAAACAGTTTTTACTTTTCCAGCTGTTATTTTAGTCATAGGTAGAGTCAGGTTCTAGAGCGATCAAATAAGACAAGTTCCACTTATCATGTACAAATTGAGATATATTTGCAGTTGATACTTGTACGTTATAAACGCCAGGCATAATCTTCAAATTCTCAACCTTGAAGTTAAAACTAAAATTCTTATCTGTATCACCAACCTTAACAGAGAAATTATTAGAAGTATCATTGTTCTTAGTACGAACAACTAAATTCATCTCTGTACCATCACCAACCAAAGATAAATCTGGTAACTGATATACACTAGCAGCACGAAGTAAAGAAGATAATACTTCTTCAGTTAATGTAAATTCTACATCAACAGTAGGAAGAACAATATCCTTTTCTGGAGGAGCTGTAATTACACTAGGATCGGAAAAGAAATACTTAACCTTGGACTTACCACTATTAATCAAAAGATAAGAAGGATCACTAAAATTAAAATCAGGATCCTTGAAGAGTGATAACCCACCAAGAAATTCATTTAGATCATATACCGCAAAGTCATTATCAAAGCTCTCTGGACATTCAAACTTTGCAAGTATGTTTTTAGCAGGAGAAATAGTACGAATAGTATTACCCTGTTTTACTACCAATGATGAATTGATAGTAGAGAAGTTTTTAAGAATGTTTAGAGTTTCAGTGGAAATTTTCATTTGTCATAATCAACAGCAAAAGCAGATGAAGTACCTGCGTTTATACGATCAGCTTTTTCTCGCTTATCGTTGAAATGCAATAATAGTATACCATAATGAATGATCTTTATGATATCTTTACGTGCAGATCCTTTTCTGTCATAACGTGAAGCATACTTTAAAACATTACTTCTACAGAATGCTTCAGCGTCACCTACAGAATCAATGAGATCAAGAGTCTGTACATTTCCTACAGAATAATGACCTCGATATGTATTTGCAATATAGTCAGAGATCTCTTTTAGATACTCCTCCTCATTGTATTTTCTATTCATAATGAAGGGAATTATTACCCTTCATTATATGCCATGTCTTCGGCTTTGTCAAACTCATCATCAATAGTTTCTTCAGGAGCAAGAATCTTATCATAAAGATCTATAAATGACTGTTTGGTATCATCGTCAAATCTGTTCAAGCAAACATTGATTGCTTTCTGTTCATCACCAAAGATACTATAAGCACGAATTATATGTACTAATCTACGTGTAGAAATTACTTCATCAACACCACCTTCATTAAAGGTTTTTCTAATAATCTCAGCCCATGTAACTAATGCATTTGTAAAAGTATCCTTACAGCAATCGTATTCTGCACAATAGTTATTAAGTATCTTAGTTTCTATTGAAGCAGATGGATATTCTTGTTCAAATGTCAAAGCGAATCTCTCAAGGAATGCTTCATTAAGTACGTTAGTACCAATGAACCTACCATCATCAGATCCTTTACCCTTAGTATTAGCAGTAGCAACTACAGTGAAACCAGTAGCAGGTCTTACCCATTTACCGATCTTTTTGAGGAACACACCCTTACCTTCAAGTATGGATTGCAAGCAGAGAATCTTATTAGAGGCAAGGTCGATTTCGTCCAATAGGAGTACTGCTCCCCTCTCAAGAGCCTCAATGACTGGGCCATTATGCCAGACGGTATTGCCGTCAACAAGACGGAAACCGCCAATAAGATCATCCTCATCAGTTTCAATAGTAATGTTTACCCTAATCATTTCACGATTCAATTGAGCACAAGCTTGCTCAACTCCCATTGTCTTACCATTACCAGATAATCCAGTAATAAAAATTGGATAGAAATGGCGTGAAGAAATAACTTTCTTTACATCTCTAAAGTTTCCAAATGGAACAAAGAACTGATCTTTATCAGGAACTAAGTTATTACTCTCAACTGTTCCGCCAGTCATTGTCCTGAAATTTTCTTCAAGTTTTTCTTTAACAGTCAACTCATAGACACCCCGACCAGTCTTGTAGTTCTTCATTCTAGTACAAGCTGTCGATAGGGAAATTCCGATAGACTTGGCGTACTCAGTTAATTGCTTACGTGTTACAGTGGATCCGTATCTGTTGTTAAGATCGGAAATCATCAAGTCAGTGGAAATGGTCATTAATCTTTTTGGTTATGTGGCTATTATAATATGGATGGGCCCAGAAGTCAAGCGATTTGGGCCACGAATTTAGATAAGATTATCTTATTAAACATCTTAGTTTTCATATATTTTTTAAATTGGTTACGAATTCTACTCTTAGTAGCACCATTCTCAGCTTGTATAACAGCTTTCTCACCATTAAAATCACTGGAAGATTCTAAAACATATAATTCATTATAACCAAGACAATCAATAGTAAAATGTCTATTTTTTGACCACTCTTTACGATAAGTATTATCGTTGTTATTAGTAGCACGAATAATATGTTTTATATCAGAAGGTTGAGATAGACGGAAACCTATAACATTTGATCCAGTAATCCACTTATAGTACTTAATAAAAGCAGTAGTAATAGCATATCCTCTAGATTGCCAAGTAGTTCCTCTTCCAATATCTATCATAGAATAACCACTCTTAGGATCTTTAAAACACATAACAGATTCATAATAATTATATGCTAAAGATTTTTTACTAAGATATGATCTTTCTTCATCTTCTAGATCTCTTCTTCTTCCAATAACAGGATAGTTTGATTCACCATCTGTAAGGAATACAGTATTAACTTTATCTACTTTATGTGCTGATTTAAACTTTTTAAAGATATATGGTGCAGCAAGAATAGATTCATTAAGTGGTGTACTTCCTAAACTATATGGACAGTAATTAGAGCGTCTTACTAAAGACTTCATAAGAACCCATATTCTAAACAAGTGTCTATCAAAATCAGAATGTTTAATCTTACTACTATACATTTCAACTAACTGAAAATTATTCGGTACTACTATTTCATTATCAAGTTTAACTTCATACTTTTCATATACATCATAATGGCGTGTATCTGTAAATGCAAATACCTGACATGGAATACTAACTTTCTTACAAAAAGATATAAGATTAATTAATTGTTTTACAGCACCTTCAATATTCTCATGCATTGATCCAGACCAATCAATGTACATAATTAAACCATGATTCTTACCAGTTGGTACAACTGTTTTCTTTAAGAAGATATCATCAGTCCACTTATATGAAAATAATTTATTTGTATTAATAACACCTGTCTTATTAAGTTGTTCTCTACTATACTCACTAGCTTTCTTTTTCATTTCAAATTCTTTTACAAGATAAGAAACAGCTTTCTTACTATCAACTTTGAATTGTGTAAAACTACTATTCCATTCTTCTACACATTCTTTCATGTATGGAATATCTGTAACTTTAATATCCATATCTATACTACTAAGCATACCTTCCATTATCTTAGAAAACTCATCTACATTCTGAATATAATCATCCCAATTAACTGATGGAGGACTTATATAAACATGATCTTTACCATCATTACTAATAAGTTGTTGTTGATTTCTACCCCATGCTTCATCAGTCTTTGATTCAAACTCATCCATCTCATCTTCAAACTGATTTTCATAATCAGTCTCATCCTGTTGTTCAAAACTAGGTGTATTTAAATCTGGATCATTTTCCTTCTTCTTATCTTCTTCTTTATCAGCATCTTTATCTTCTTCTTTATCCTCACCTGAAGCTTCCATCATAGGATCACCAGATACAGATGGATCTATTTCAGTACCAAAATTAGTTTCTTCTTTCTCTTTATTACTTTCAACATATTCTAATATATCCTTACATAAATCTAATACGTCCTCAAATGTATCTGTTTGGCTAACTCTTTTAACAAGTCTAGTCTCTTCTGGATTATGAAAAGGTATTAATGTAGAAACATCGTGAAGACCAATTTTAAAGTATAAATTAATACGATCTATGAAATTCATTTCATTAAGATCAACTTCATTTATCTCAAAGAAATCACGAGAATTTAATTCTTTATATCCAGCAAAGAAAGACTTTACTAAGCCAGGATATTTGATTTTCATCTTACGTTCTATACGTGCATCCTCAACAACATTCACAAATGATTGTGGAACGCCAGTGTTATGAAAATCCCAGTTAGGAGTGTATATTGCATGTCCAACTTCATGACCAACTAATAGGTCATATACATCATTACTAATTTCTTCCCATATCGGTAAATATAAAACCCTAGTTTCTACATTAAATGAAGCCGTAGAAACTTTACGGTGTTCAACTGTTAAGTTTTCTGTTGCAAGGAGTTTTGCCAGATTACTTTTGACTTGAGTGGTAGGCATGTTCCTCTTTTGTTATATGGCTATAATACCATCCTCAGAGCCCAGTGTCAAGAATTTTCTGATAAGTATTTCTTATGGATCTTTCCCAACCTATAAAAACCGTGTTCTGATCCCCATGCTTGCTTACCAGTTTCTACACTGACACCCTTATCATACACATTATAATAATCCTTAGCTAATTCAAACCCATTATCAATATATGTCATCACACCATTTCGTTCAACCTTACAATTACATCCTTCTATAGATCCTTTAAATACTTCACCATCAAAGCTAATTATATTATCACATCCTTCTCTATACTCAATAGTATTTTCACTGATCATATCAAGATTACGAAAACCAATATGAAGATCACCATGTACCCTATAAGTTTTATTAATTATCTTATCACCTTCTTGAGTTGGCTTTGAAACAAACTGTCTGTATGGATAAGTCTTCCAAACATTCTGTTGTTCTCCATAGAAAAATCCATTATCCAATTTCACATGTGTAATTCTCACATAAATGAAATGAACTGGGCGTCCAAAGGCTTGTTCTCTATTATCAAAGACACCTTCATACCATTCATTAAATAAATCAATCATCCTCTTCTTCATCATCAAAATTCACAACCATTAACTCTTCACCCCATTTAACACCTTCCATCTCTGGATGAGGTGCTGGTATCTTAGTTTTAGGTCTTGGTGGTTTATTATATTCTTCCCGTACCATACTCATACTCTTCCACATAAATGCAAAAGCAGCACCAGCAGTACCAGCAAAAATAATACCAAAAACAAAAACTTCTAAATTATTCATCATTATCACCTTCTCTAATATATTCAT